TACGTTGAGCGAGCCAGTAAGAATCGCCCTACAGTCTACCGTGGGCGTGAACTGGTCAAATGCGATTCCAGGAACATCATAATAGGTATTCTGTACTGTACACGCCACAGTAGCCGTGTCTGCAACAGAAACGGCTAGAGTAAGGTCTGTACCTAGTTTGTTCCTAGTAGCCGCGCCTTCTGCGAGTTTCCCAGTAGTAACATTGAGGTCTTTGATTGCCAGTGTCTCGACTGCATCGTTGGCGAGTTTGGTCTTATCTAGCGCTGGTATGTTTGCAAGAGCCAGTGCTCCGTGAACATGCGCTGCATCAATCAGCCAGTCATCATCATCACCAGCAACACCTACCTCGTCAATCCACTCGGAGATTGCTGAGATGGAGCGGTTGATTGGTTCTGGATAACGAGGCTCCCCAGGCGCAATAGAAGCAAGGTCGGCAGCAAACGAATCTCCAGCACTATACAATGTAGCCAGATTCGTGCTATCCGCCGCACTAGGTTGAATGGGATTTGCCATTATGTGCCTCCTTTACCAGATTGTGATATCTTTATCAACTCCGCCATGTGATGCAATAAGTGAATGACCACTATGGCTAAAACTCAGGGTAACGTATTCGTCACCATCGTATAGTCTAATCTCAGTGAGTGGGGCTTCCAACTCAGCAACAATGGCCTCTGCCCACTCCTTGATGGATGAGAAGTTTCTATCTACGTCCCTGTTCCCCGTTCTGGACGGGCTGTTTGGCCTTCTCATTATAGCACATATGTCCTATCTCGCAAACCAACTGCGATATCGTGAATCTCAACTGCGTCATCAACTGAACCACTGACCACCAATTCTGCACCCCTAGAGCGCTTCCTAAGGCTCGCTGTGACCACATCTCTACCAGTAGCGGTAGCGGAGTACACTTCGTCGTCTACGTCCTCGTCATACTTCATTGTGAGTGATAGCGACTGAGTCTCTGAATTAGAGATACTTCCGCTTGATAGAACATCTACTGCCACCCAAATCTTCCTGAACTTGTGCCAGTTAAGTGGGTCGCCAGCATCAATCCTATTTGTATGAACTTCAATCGGAATACTGCCACCATACTCAAGTGACTGCGCGGACGGATACAGGTAAATGTCACCGTCATCAGAACCGATTGCCACCTTATCCATGTAGTCCATAGCAACAACACATGTTGCGCTAGGTCCGCTAAGTTCACTCCATGAGCCTATGGTAAGGTCGAACGCAAGAATCGGCTCCTTGTATCCATTACCGATATCAGCGAATACCATGTAGTACCCGTCATTGATTATACAGTATATCTGTTCATTTGTCAAATCTGATACAATAATACGATTAACGACACTACGGATATTCTTGGTAGAGATATCCTCCACCTCGCTACCAAGCATACGATAGAAGGCGATTGTACCGTCATCAGTCTTCCCGAGGAAGAATACATACGGCCCGTACTTCTGGATTGAGCGATAGGCTACGAGGCCGATTCCACCAAGAAGTTCCTCGACATTAGCGCCCTGAGTAACCTCATGTGGTGCAGCAGTATCGGGCCAAGTCCAAATCATAACCTGATGCTCCTTGAACACCAGCATACCACCCTCGATATCAATAATACCAAGAGTCTTCTGCGTCGGGTCACCAATCACCATATTGCCACCATGACCAACATTAGCCCTAGACATATCCATCCGGACGTTCCAGAGTTCATATGGCTTAATTGGTGTTGCCGGAGTTCCATCATTCAGGTCGTAATCAGTCCTAGTACCAGAGAAGTACACTACGCTAGTGTTCGGGTCAACAAGCCACACGCGCCCGTGGGCGTATGTGAGATAGTGCCCAGACGGAGCGAATGGGCAATTGCCCACAGGAACACCAGCGCCGCCATTAACATCGGTTAAGAATGGAACCAAATCCTTAACCCTAAGGTCTTCAAGCGTATCTCCATTGTTGATATACCCAGGAAAGCGGTACAGACCGTCCACCCCGTTGGTGAACAGCACATTGTTCCTGTCAACCTGCACGAAGTAGAAATCATCAGTGAGGTTGGCATTGGTTAGTGTACCAATAATCTGTTTTGTCATTATACCACCTCAAACAATGCAAGGCCACCATTATACTGACCGTCTGCGTTGTACTCATTTGGGATTGCGATAATCTTGAACTTAGTAGCAACAGACCACGGAAGAACAAATGATACCTTGGTGTACTGAACCCCATTAACCGTAGCATTCTCGTACTTCGGACCAGTAAGATATGCATTGCCCTGGTCCACACAGTATACAGGCTTAGGTGTTGCTGAGTTTACGGCGAATGTGGCGTATCTTGAGTAATTTGTGTCTGTGGCACGCTTGTACATTACCAGACATGCGGCAGCACCATGTACCCTCTCCTGATTGTCACCAGTTGTATTTTGCGAGAAGTACAGATTGATTGGAATATTCCCAGCAGGAGGTGAATAGGAAAATTCAATATCGTTGAATGCTACATGTGGAGAGTCTTTGCCATCATTTGCATTTTCAACCAGAGTATATTTCCAGGGGAAATTAGGACTTAGGATATTCCCAGTCTTATCCCATTGGACTATATCATGTTCACTAATTGTGTCGGTTTCACTATACCACATATCAAATGAACGGTTGTCGTCAATGCTCCCATTTACCCACTCGTCAATCCATGCATCTCCAAATTCCCAGTTAGATGAAAATTCGTATGTCTCGCTTGACCATGCATTGCTGCTCCAACCCATTCTATCATCAACAAAATCACTATTCTCGTCATTTGTAGTCCAGTAATCAGTAAGGAACGGCTGGCTCCACTGTAGGTCACTGGCAAAACCAAATATCTCATTTAGTATACCAACAACATACGGTTCGTAAGTCTTGGACGGGATAGAACCGCCGCCCTCAAACGGAGAGGTTCCCTGGTCGGTCCAAATCTGCACATCTGTCACTTCAGTTTCCGTTGCTGGTATATACGGGTCCGCGATATGTCTGACAAATACAATGTCGTTACCATACTTGTACGCAACAATCAGGTCATTGCCCTGATAGATTGCGTGCGGGGTCGCAAGTTCCGTACCGATAGACCAGCCAAGAAACGGGAAGATGGATGCCACGCTATCGGGCGTACCCAACGGCGTGGAGAATCCATCTGTTATGTTGGAGAGTTCAAACGCTCCACGAGTCACAAGACCAGCCTTGTCTCGTGATGGGAACATATTAAGCAATCTCCGCAATTGGTTATCGGGCATTGACGAACTCGGGGATTCCGTGTTCATCCCTCCCGAAAAGTCCCGCTGAAGCCACTTATTGACATTCTTCATTAGATAGCACCACCATAAGAATCAGGGATATCGCCCTTGTAGATTCCAGGCTTGAGAAGGGAGATGCGAGCAATAGCCTCTTCGTACTGACCCTTGAACATACTGGCTGCATCGTACTCTTCATCAATAGTCTTGAGGATATACGCAGCGAAGTAGATGCCAGCATCAACCTCGTTATCGTTCATTGTGGTAACATCAGTCGCCAGAGTCAATTCCTTGTAGTCCTGACGATATGCAATCGTTAGTTTGTATACAGCATCAGGTGTTGGGTCTAGGCCAAGCGTTCGATTGAGAACATAGTAGCCCTCAGGCTCACCATCTTCTGCATCAGACGCAAGGTACGAATACGGGATTGGACCGATACCAGTATCATCAATCCATACGGCGTCAACGATAGCGACACCCTCATGGGTCCTGGCCTCAGGAATCTCGTACTCGCGCACACCCTCCTGAGTACTGGTCCAGATGATAGATGGCTGTTGAGCCATAACATCGAAGACTGAGCGCATACCCATATTAATAGCCCTGTCAACCTCTTCAGGCTCAAAGGTCGTCTCATCTTCCCTGACAAGGAAGTAGACAGCGTCACGGATGTTACCTAGTGTCTTTGTCGCATTGGGGACAAGAGCCATATTGCACCTCGCTTAATCGTTCCATATGGTTATGGAGTTATCGTCTTGAACCCAAGTAGATTCTGTGGTGAATTCCACACCCTGAAACTCGATGGTAATAACACTACCCTCAGCCTCGTCACCATCCCACCACCTCTTGACACCGTAGTATCCAGAAACAAGACCACGCGATGCAACTAGCAACGGGTCGAGTTCTCCGGTAAATCCACGGCTTCCTATGGCTAGTGGTGTAAGCATTATGAAATCCCCTGTGTGGTTCCCTCATCGTCATACGTCTTCACGAGAAGTGTTGCACCAGTAGATGCATTCTTCCATGTGATTGTCTTTGCAATTGTATCCACTGTAACATCAGCCTCAATCATGTTCTTCACTCCTAGAAGTGTGGCCTGGGTGGCTAGCGATGCAATGGCAGCCGAAAGCGCGGAGTCCATCTCCGCCTTTGTCGGTGCGTCATAGGTACCAAGTGCATTGTCCACAACAGTATCAACATCAGTAAGAGAGATATCATTAAGTAGGGTTATCGCTGTTGACATACTAGAAGTATCGCCCTTGACCAAATCCATATCACTCTGAAGCACTGATACCGCATGGGCGGTTGAAACTTCTCCACCGCTTAGATTATCGAGATAACCAGCACGAAGCAGTGTAAGTCTGTTATTTAGTATTGAATCAGTGTCCGCCTTGACTGCCGGAAGGTCAGTATCATGTACACTTGTAATCTTAGCAAGTTCAGCAGCAAGTTCGGTCCTTACCGCTGAGGCGTTATCAGAGGCAGAGGGGGCGGAAGCGGCATCTAGGATAAGGTCCAGCCTTCCACCGTTCTTCCAATCTGTCTGCAACTCTCCCGTATCGGCAAGGATGCTGTCTACATTTCCATCAACTACCGCTAGCGGAGTGAGTACATCATCTTTGGCGTGGTCATAGTCAGCATGGAGAGTAACACCACTAACTGCTGGAATACTTGCCGCCTTGATGCCAGTCGTGACAAGCAGTGTATTTGTATCTGCCGGAAGATTATCAGTCTTGGCCTTGATTAGTGCCAGGTGACTACCAGCAGCCTCAACAGCAGTCTTCACCTCTGCCGCAGTAGGCGGAGCAGTCGTCAGCGCATATCCAGTCTTATCATTGTTCGTGGTTACGGTCACACCAGCCGTGACAGATGAAACACTACCCATATTGGAACCGACCGCTGCCGGAGATGCTGGCAGGTTGTCCGTCTTAGCCTTAATCGCGGCTGTTTCAGTCTTGACGGCAGGAAGGTCCGTATCATGAATATCAGCAATAGCGGTTGCAATTACGTCACTCGTGTTGTCAACATCTCGGTTGTTGAGCGCAGCGGCACGACACATAACCTTCGGACCCTTGAAATGATAAATGCCTGTGGCTAGGCCAGTAATCCAGCCCACACCTTCGGCATCATTGTTCGCATGTGAGCCACCGGATGCGGGAATCTCGATACCATAATGCCCAATATCTGCAATCGGTTCCGAGATATCATGTACACCTGCGGTGGTTGGGTGAATCTCTGTGATTGTATATACTCCAGCAGTCGTGACAAAGTGCCAGTATACCTTGATACCGGCACTGTTGTACACAAGAGCAGTCTCAAGCGTCTTGAAATCGGTGTCATCCACCAATGGCATGTCATTCATAGGAACCACAATAGCGGTATCCACATCTACATATATGTCAGCCATGTGGTGCCTCCTTACTGATTTGAAATCATATAGAACGGTGCGGCTGAGGCGGCGGGAGCGCCACCACCGCCAAGGTCCGTAAGGGAAGTTTCAGTCATAGGAACTCCGGATGCATCTACATCATACCAATCTCCAGCATGTTGGTGCGCGGTACTTGTGGTGGACAGTTTTTGTGTCCATGATGTACCATTTGTTGATTGCCACACAGTAAGCACGTCACCCTCAATGCGGAACTTGAAGTAGTTACCGGAACCATACGACAGGTTGACTGCTGCCAGAACTGATGATACATTTAAGATTTGCAGAATGATTGCGGCTGTCGGTTCGTAGTATCCGACCCTGCATTTATATGTATCAGTACCACTTAGATATCTAGCAAGATAGTACCCGGTTACAGTTTGTGCGTCGGCATCACCATTGTCATAGGCATTGTTGATATTGAATATAAATACTGCCTCAGCATTTGTATATGAATGCCCCGCACCCATAATTTACTCCTCTATGAAGTCTACGAACGCACCATCATAAACGTGACGATGGCGAAACGGATTACCAGTCTGAGCGTCCTGATTTGTGTACTTAGCGTCGAACTCCGCCCACTCCTCATCGGTAGCGGCTACAAGGAACGCAGTATCACCATTAGAGAGTGTGGTCTGTGCAAAACCACGGGAGGCAACTGGCTCAAGCATGATTGCCGGACCCGTGCTTACATCTTCACCATCGACAATCTCGATAGAATCGCATGTGTAATAACGCTGCTTAAGACTCATAAGTGACCCCCTACATCAGTTGTTCGTAAAGGTCTACGACCTTGTAAATCTCATCTTCCATATATCGTGCAGTCGATAGAGTCTCCGACTGTTTCTTTTCCCAATCAACACCAATCATAGCATCGAACACTTCGTCAATCGTGTCTCCATATACTATGCCATTTCCACCAGTCAGTTTAAGTACTTCAGGTAGATTGCATACAAGGGCTGGTGTACCACATGATAGATACTCCCAAATCTTATTCGGGACGCCTATCCTGTTCTTCTCGTGCTCATTTCCTACCCAACCCCACTCGTATTCATGTGTCTTACGCATAAGTTCCCTATATGGCAATAGGCCCCTTACGTTGTCTGGGTAGAATTGTCTAGCGCTCTCGTTTGTATACATGTCGAACTTATAGTCGTTCTCCTTCATCTTCTGACTAACATATCCGAAGTCTCGCCATGTACCAGAACCAGGAGCGGTTGCTCCACCCTGATACAATATACCGCTCCTAACAGCATCACCATTCTTGTAATCCTGGTGGACTGGGAGCGACATTACGACTGCCTTCGGAACTTTGAAGTTGTGTATTCCGTCTAGTTCTTCCATGACATAATCACCAACGGTAATCATAGCGTCACAGTGGTCTGCTGCGAATGTCTCGTCCTCTGTAACCTCTCCGTACCTGTAATACTCAGGGTCATGACAATCCCATATTACTGGTCTTCCAAGTGCTGCCACGACTGCGTACCTAACAAGCCAGTCAGGCTCATTATGAACGTGTAGTATCGACGCTCCGGAAGTCTTAATCAAGTCAAGTAGTTCGTCCATACCACGCGCTATCCTAACCGCCTCAAAGCACGAACTGACTCTAGGGGGATATAGCGAAACTGAATCAACCCTATACCCGACTCTCCTAAGAGCCTCTGATTCCTTAAACACCCTTATGCAACAGTGGCTCGATATCATCAGGACATGCTTGGGGGCCGAGGTTTCCCAAGGCTCCCCAAGCGTTGCCTGACCACGCGACACCATCAACTCAGCCCTACCAGCCGGAACTGGAACCCAATCCCTGGCATAACGCTGACCATCGTAAATCATGTCAGAGTTTATTCTTACTGGATGACCAATTTGGCGACGGTAGGCCATGAGACTCCAATCAATTACGGAGTGGCGACACCAGCGGTGTCAACAGTGTCAACGAACTGTACGGCGAAGAGGTGCTGCGGACGCAGAGCCTTACCACCGTAAACGTGCAGACCACGGACACCGTCTGCGAACGAACCCTCAAGGCGGACGTTCTCCGTCTTGGTAATCTGGTCAGCGAACGTGAACGCGGAGTTCACTCCAGCAATACCAGTGTAGAGGTCGTCAGCCGAACTCTGGTTGGTCCACATGTTCGGAGCATTAGCCGTGAGAGCCGTCGCAGTATCAGCCGGAACCTGGGTGTTCTGGTTACCAGCGTCATAGTACTGGAAGGTCTTACGAGCCATCGTGTAAATCTTGAAACCAGCAACGCTACCAACGTAGCCCTGGTCACGCATCTTGCCGGAACCGTCAGCGCCAGCACCAACGAAGCGCTCATCCTTAAGCAGTGCGCCAAGGAGGAACGACGGTGCAACAATCCAGCGACCGTCATCCGGAGCAAGCGCGTCATCGAACATAACGCCGAGGTCAACCAGGTGGTCATAGACCTCGTTGGCACCGTTGCTATGAACGGTATCAATCGAGTACACATCGTTCGACTCAGCGGACGTGCCACCAACCTGACCGAAATCGTCAGCGGTACCGTTCTTTGCAGCATCAATCATCTTCTTCAGAATGTAGCGGTCGGTCGCCTGCGCCATTGCGACACCAGAGCGAGCCGTGAGTTCCGCGACATACTTCGGGTCAGACTGTGCCTTCTCAATGTCTTCTACCTCAAACGCGAAGTAGTCGGCCTGGTCAACAGCGAACGTGGTGGATGCACCAGTCGCCGTCTGGTAGATGATGCTCTCACGAGCATTCAGGCCCGTGCTACCATCAGCACGTCCACCAGGAATCTCATACTCACGGGCGATGATATTCCCGACCATATGGACGCGAACGGTATCACCCTTCTGCTTAATAGCGCCTTCATACTCACGGTTTACCAACTGAAGCGCAATCGCCTTGTCGTCGTAAGCCTTGAGCAGCGGACCAGTCCATACCTCAGGTACGAACCCGCGCATAACCTCATGCGAGCCGCCAGCGCCAGTACGTGTAACTGCGGAAGCCGCAGCGTGTCCCCATGCCATATTACCACTTCTCCTTACTTAGTGAGCATAGGACTCCAGAATATCCTCATAATTCTTGATGAAGTCCTCGTCGCTCATCTTTGACAATTCTTTTGTTCCAAATCCCTGCTTGCCGCCGCCAGAGGGCTTCTTGGTGCGAATAGACGCAGCACCCTTTGAACGCTTAATGCCATCGGTGACCTTCTTAACCTTCGCATTCGACAACTCATCAAACATCATATCCTTGTACGCAACCTGAAGGTTTGGGATATGATTCTTGACAGCATACTCAAGAAGGTCCTCGCGGTCAACCTGGGGGTATTTGTTTTCAACTACCCACTTCTCGACGCTGATGAGTTCATTCTCAGTCATCATCTTCGCCTTCATAGCATTAAGTTCATTCTTTACAGAAGCAACTTCCCTATCGACGGGTTTTGCATTTTGCATGTAGTCCTCGATTGCCGCAACAAGCCCAGGGTCAGAAAGAATCTCATCCTTGAGTTTCTTGAACGGTTCGATTTCCTGACGCATAGCCTCAATCGCTTCGCGCTCTGCCTTGATTTCTTCCCTACTCTTAGTGTACTGGTTCCAAGTCTTCTGGACTTTACGCCCATCGAGTTCCTTGGTCCATGCCCACTCCTCGGGAATGTCATCGTCGGCTTCAGAATCGGAGTCTACTGCATCGTCAGTATCGTCGTAATCGTCCTCAAAACCGTCATCGAACTCTTCCGTGTTCTCAGTTTCCTCGTCGCCATCAAGTTCTACATCATTGTCATACTCTTCCATGCTACACTTCCCTTCCGAGACTGTCTCAGGCATTGGTCCGCAGACTTACCATCGACCGTTCCTCGCTACACCATTGGCGGGAGTCCCGCGCCGCCTCCACCCATCATCGCCAGAAGTTCCTCTGGCGTGGGTACAGGCTGTGCCGCTCCCATTTCCCCACCTGCAATCGGCATACCCGTTCCATCAAGGGGGATTCCCTCTTCTGGGTATTCCGTTTCCAGTTCCTCATCCGGCATCTCTTCCTCAGGCGGTACCGAACCATCCGGCATCTGCTGAGCAGCCATAGCGTTCTCCTGCTCAAGCATAGCAGCCTCTAGTCCAGGAAGACCGGACAACTTAACAGCGTACATCGGGGGAATTTGAATACCCAAGTTCGTTACCATATCAGTAAGCGTCTGCATCATGGATACCCTATCCATCGGCCCCGTAGAGCCATGAACCACATGTACGTCCCACCTCCAATTATCGAAGTCAGTCTTGACAATCTCAAACATATCAAAACCGCCAAGTGCTTTCTTGTTGCGGATTGTGCGAGTGTCGCTCCAGTGCTCACTCACAATGTCCAGCCACAACTTGCCCAGGTCTTCAAGCGCCTCTTCAACTCGGCGCTGACGTTCCCTGGTCCGCACTTCGGAGGATTCCTGCTGCATCATAGTAGTCTGTACAGGTTGTCTCGACGGTACGATTCCACGAAGGACGTTCGGGAATCCAGTAACGATATCGAAAGCCTCAGTCTGTTGATTAAGTGTCTCAAAGATATGCCCAGGAAGAGCCGCACCACCATCGCGGTACACCTCAGTCCCAGGGTTCTTAACGATTGTGTCACGCGGTCCATACCCAGCGAGCGAGGATGGAGTCACACCGGAAGTGCTATCAACTACCCAGATTCCGTGTACGAGCCACATGCCGTTGTCGATAATAGTACGGAGCAGGGAGTTGATTGTTGACTGAATACCAAGAACCTTATGGATAGTACAATCACCAAAGAACTCACCAGGTCGAGGAATCTCAACGAAGCGAGTATACGGGAACATGTTGTAGAGTGCTTCTCCATCTTCAAGGACTATACCACCAGCAGTGATAACAGTACGTCGAATACCGCTAGCATACTTCGGCTTGGTTGTCTTGACACCCTGCTCATCCTCGTCCTCAATCATAGCGGAATCCTTGTACCAGTGCTCGTAGATATCGACTCGCTTACCTTCTGATGTATCTACCGGACCCTCGGACCTATCACCCTTCGCTTGGCTGTACTCGGTGGTCGAGGCTTCTCCGGAATCAAGCAACTCTTGTGCGGCATCCGGATAGCGCTCAATCACCCAGCGATATGTGACGGGGTGATGCTCGATGATGAATGAAGCATCGTATACATCAGTAGCGTCCGGGTCAGGGAAGATGTAATACGGAGAGACAATCTCCGTGATAATCTGCCCAATACCGGACGCTGAGATATTCTGTGGGTCGAACGTACTCTTTAGAAATCCAGTTCCATAAAGGAACACATGTTGTAGAACCTGTGCCAACTTGCTCTGCATACGGTTGTCAACCCAAAGGAAGTCAAGGAGTTTGTTTACCTTATCTGAGAACTCATTGATTGACTTATCGGTTGCGCCATCTGGGAGCGATGCTGGAATGGAGTCGATACCCCAGGAGTTGTCAGAGAGAAGTCCACGCATAGTCTCGACAAACTCAAACACCTTATTGAATACAGGTTCGCTCTGATACCAAGCAATCTTAGGGATACCATCCCACTGCTTGGAATCATACATACGCTTAGAGGCACCCCAGTTAGTCTCGTACTTCTTACGAGCCTGCTTGGCTTCCTCAAAACGCTTTGTGAGTTTATCGGTTGGTACATCTTTGAATTTACTCTGTGTAGGCATTCAGTTCCACCTTTCCTACAGAGACAACCAATTGAATTCCCTGTCCCTATTTGCGTTCTGTCCGGCCTCGTTGAGCGAGTATGGAAGAACTACCTTGGCCTCATTGGCTATCGCAACCGCGATTACGCAGTCGTCGTGATGTCCATTACGGGCAGAGAACCCACCCTTATCAGTCATTTCAAACGAAGCCATCTCGTCCAGAATCAGGTCGCTATAGATGGAGATGTTCTCCGCCACATCGCTGAAACTCCTACGAAGTTGGAGCACGACCCTCGGCTTGGAAGTACTGGTCATGTAGAACCCAGGTACTAGAGTTGGAAGGTCAGTGATGTGTTTCTTCTGCGGCCTGAGATACAAATACGGATAAGATTGCTTCAGGTCTGTAAGGATTAGTTCCGAGTTATGGTTGGCCTCAACCGCAAGATAGGAGTTGTTATACCAACGCGAGGTATTCTCAAGATGATACGCATAGTTCTCAATCTGAACCTTGCCGTGGAAGAGTGCAACTACCTCATTAGTCTCGCAGTCAATCCACGCACATGCTGACCAGTCTCCATCTACCAGACCCTCTGAAACGTCAGCCCCAGCAGCGTACCTATGGCCCACTACCGGACGCTTCCAGACCTCCAGCATACCCTCATCGCGTAGAGTGAAGTCAAGTTCGCCTTCAGTGTTCAACTCGATGATACCACGCTCAGCAACGATATCGTTCTCTCTGATATACTCTTTCCATTCCTTGATTCTGTCAAAGTCGAACACCGAGCGAGAGGTCGCAGTGAAGGCATCCTCAGGTGTCTCAGGAAATGCTTCCTTGAATCCAGCAGTATCTCCGGCAAAGTCTCTACGCTTCTGCTCCATGTATGCTTCCGTGTATTCCGGATTATCCATCCATGGGAAGAACATGGTTTCGTAGTCAATCTTCCCTGCAACTGCGTCGAACCACATATCTGCGAAATGGTTACCATATCCATCAGAAGTACTGACAAGGAATATCTGAGTGTTAGGTCCGGCAGAGGGATTCAACGCCCTCCACTTACGCACGGCCTCAGCCACGCGGGACCACTCATCGCAGATAATCAAACCAGGTGCGGCACCGTGTCCAGCACGCTTACCGGAGGCAGACGCATGGATGGCGGAGCCGTTGGTGAACTCGATGATGCGGTCATTGTCCTTGCATCCCTTACCACCGAGAATAGCCTTGTCCTGCAACCAGTCCGGAAGATGCATGTAGATGAAGCGAATACGCTCCATCTGTTCCTGGACTTCTACAAGACCAATCGACGTGTAGTAAACATGGAAGTTATCTACCGTCATCACTTTCCACAGGGCGTAAGCGGAAGAGAGCCACGAGAGTCCCATCTGCCTAGCCTTGAGAATAATCAACTTCAATGCTACCTGCATTTTATTGGCAGCAAGTATTTGGAAGGGCCAAAGCAAAAAATTAATAGGCTCTCCGCCCTCCTTCTTCCACATCATACAGTATGTGTTGACGAAGTAAGCGAAGCCTATCTTGACCTTCTCCCACTCTGCTTCATTCTGGTCTTTCTCAAGCGGAGTCTCATTCAGTTTCCTCTGGAACTCTTCATCTTTTTCCCAGTGCCAAAGAATCTCTCTGGACAACTTGTGCTTACGTGCGAATGCCGCCTTCGTTGTGATTCCGAGAATCTTCTTCTCCTCGTCAGACGACAGCAGCCATTGGATATATGCGTCCTTCTTTTTCTTGTTTTCCTCTTTCCTACTCCCCATCTACATCATCGTCCTTAATGCCCCAGTTCCAATCGTCGTATGGGCTTCTTTTGTCCACTGGGAGGAGCGGTACTTTCTCGACAAGGTACTCGTTCTTGAGGTCTTCAGTCGGATGGTGCAAGCCAAGAGGAAGAGTTTCCGCTTCCACAACTCCATCTTCCACTGCCGTGTTGTACGAGTCCAGCCTCATCCTTGCATCCTGTACATACGCTTCCATCGCCAGTACCATCCTGTACAACACTACATGAATCGCAACAAGGGATATGGCGATTGTTAGCAATACACCGACACAAATGGCCTCGGGAAGACTCATCGTTACACTTCCTCGTCATCGTACTTAGCCTTTGGCTTGAACGCCTCAAACTCCCCATCTGGACCGAACCACAACTCGTTATAGCACTCTGCGCACAGACCCATGAAGAGGTCAGACTTGTCGAACAGTTCACCACATTCGGAGCACATCTCGGTGAAACTACAATCCGCACTCATCGTACCGACCACCCTCGGAGTTGTTAGACCGTCGTTGATAATCAAGATAACGCTGAATGGAGGACTTGTGGTTATCGCCGCTCCAGAAAGAGAATGAGTCAGATGGTAACTCGCCTTCGTGTCCCCGAGCGTCCATGACACTCTCTGTTTCATCAATGAACATCGGGCTATCGTCGCCATCTTCAAGGGAGGTATTTTTATTTTCCCCCCTATATATAACGCAGTTTTCGTCAAAATCCCGGACAGCAAGCCTGTTACCTGCGATGATACAATTTATGACATCTGAGATATTATCGTATTCGGTGACTTTCGGGGGGTCTGTGAACCATGCTGTATTCCTGTATTCCTTGTAGCCGAGCGGCAACTCGGAATCGGGATAAGTGACAAGAGAAAGAGCGTCATGGAGAGTGGAACGCGGTACGTTGTCCCACCCGAACTCATAGAACACATCCTGGATTATGCGGTTGGAGTAACCCATCATCTTCATCAGCCTGCCGATATAGACCCAGTCTTGCATCGGGGACCTCCTCCGTGCTCAAAGTTGGTATATAGTATATATACACTATAACATACTATCACCTGTTTGTCAATAGTAGTACATAAACCACTGGATAGACATTACAATACTACACCTTTAAATGAATACCATATCCTAACACATACAGTATCCTGATTCAATGTGTTATTCAATGTACCAAGATACACGATAGTATCATGTATAACCAAATATCATTACAATCTAGATATAATCATATAACAGAATAACACCAGGTCAGAGGGTTAAAGTTAAATCCATACGTAGATGGGTCTTTTCAACTGGGCACATAGTACCCCCTGGTGGTGTTGATGGTAGGGTATGTGCAAGGGTAAAGGCGTGCTTATTGTGCTAGGCTTATCCAACGCTACCCCTTTCTCTTACCATAACCGCAGGCCAGAGCGTTAGTGTATGGGGTAAGACCGATACTATGGGGTATCGGCAAAGAGAAAGGAATGGAACCATGACCAAGAAAGAGCAGGCAATGTTCGACGCAATGCAAGCACGTTTGGACGCGCTTGAGGGCAAGGCGAAGCCTGCGCCCGCAGCCAAGACCGCCAAGCCTGCGGTCAAGGTAGCCGAGGGTATCCACATCGTGCCCAAGGTAGCCACGAAGAAGCAGGTCGGCGTGGGCGCAGCCAAGGTGTACTTCCTCGGCAGCGACGGTGCGCTCAAGCACGTCAGCAAGTCCCGCTTCGCCAAGGACGGCACGTTCCGTAAGTCCGCGCTTGCGGAGTTCGTGGACGCTGCCAAGGTCGCTGGCATCAAGCGCGTGTTCGTCGTCAAGTAACCTGCACGCACGTTGGAGCAGCGCAGGGGAGCAATCCCCTGCCTGTTCTGCCTTGCATATTCCTGATTGGAGTATGCAGGGTAGAGCAGCGCGTAGGGTCGCTGCCGAGAGAGAGGATAGGCAAGTGAACGAATACCTGGTTACAATCGTGTCCCCAGATGGTGAATCGAGCCTGTTCGTGGTAGAGGCAACGAGCGTTGGTCACGCACGTATGCGTGGCTCCCATGCGTACTACCGCAAGTACAAGGTCATGGCTGTGCCGAGCCGTGGGTTTGCGATTGACGCTGGCATCATCGAGCCGGAGTAACTTGCGTGTCCCGCCCTGCATATTGGCTATGGTCGATATGCAGGTTGGGCTACACAAGTAGTCCACACTACGAGAGAAAGGCAAGACAATGGCAGAGCGTCAGTATTGGGTAGTGCGTGACCCAAGAGTGCGTGAACTGATGGAGATTTACGGTTCGCGCAGGGAGATTTATGCGTACATTCGGCGCATCAGCGAGCATGGCTACGCTGCGTTGCTGGAGCGCAAGTCATGGCGTGGAGAGGTCGAAACGTATGCATACGCATACGGCGTGAAGCAGAGCGTGGCAGCATAATGGGACATCATCTACGCGATGCCCATGCTGTCTGGAACAATGTCGTGCTCATGCTTGAGGCTGCGCTGTTGGCAGCGTTCGTGGTTGGCTTGTTCTTCGGTGGTACATGGTTGGTCATCGTATTGGCGTCGATGTAAGGAGCGTGAGATGGACAGGAGAGCGGATATGGAGTCCAAGTTCGTTATTGGACTAGGCGTACTATGCGATGCTAACTACAGGCTATCGCAGATGCTTCACCCATCGTTGGTGCGTGCAATCACATTCAAGGATGGAAAGCCAACGTACTTCGTTGATGTGCCGAACAAGGACTCTCGTGGGTACTACAGCCGTATCAACAAGAGCGACAACTTCTACCTTAAGCGGTCAGAGGTTGTGGACGTGAAGGCTGGCGAGGTACGTTCGGAGCACGTAACGTATCCTGATGGTTCGGCAATCGTGGTCAACTACGCATAACGAGGTGGGGCGCAGTAATGCGCCCTGCTTCACTATTGCATATAATCCACATTGTATGCAGTAGTGAGGCAATAACGCCTCAACGTCACAGAAAGGGTGTGAGTTGCATGACTATGCACATCATACCGCGTTGCAAGGTCGTGTCCGTAATGGCGAACGTGCCACTTCCCCCAGGCGTGAGGCTGAATGGGAAGGACTACATCGTTGAGCGCATCAAGGAACTGCGGTGCATCGACGTTCGTACAAGACAGGACGAACTCGGTGAGGTGTGTCTGCTTTGCGACAACTGCCTCGCGGTGACGGCTTGTGTCAAGGGATTCCTCTCGCTTGCTGACATCAACAACCCCGACATTTCCATCAAGTTGGTCGAGAACAATGGCTAGGGCAATTAACGTAAGGTACGAGCACAATGGGTACATGACTCAGGCAATCAAGTACCCGAAGCAGACCGTTGCAGCCTGTGTGAAGTACCTGAAGCCACGCCTGGACAAGTTTGATGCTATTGCCTTTACTGGTAACAGCGGTGCGCTTATTGCGCCGATGGTTGCCATGCGCTTGGGCAAGCCTATCATCTTAGTGCGAAAGGAGAAAGAGAGAAGCCACAGCGACAGGAGATGTGAGGGCGCATCCAAAGTCCTCTGGTCTACCGAACCATTGCGATACCTGATACTCGATGACTTCATGAGTTCAGGAAAGTCCGTGTACAGGATAGTGCGCGATGTTCAGAAGTTCACTTATGGCGGCGTGTGTGTTGGCTTCCTGTCTTATGCCAGGTTGATTGACGACGGAAAGGGTGTTATCACAAATGTAAAGCGTGAATTGAAGTTCATACAGGACAGGAGAGACACATTCCTGGTGAACGAGCAAAGAATCTCGCAAGGTGACTTCAACGCTGCATTTGCAGCAAGCGCAGAAGATTGGAGTTGATACAATGTGTACTGGATAGTGCTAGACGACCACGGCTTTGTGATTGAGATTACCGACAACGAGAAGGCTGCAAAGAAGCGCGAGAAAGATGGATACACGGTAATCGCCGTGTGTCAACGTGGAGAAGTAACCCAGTAAAAGGAGTGTTGCCGAATGAAGATTACGAATGAGATGAAAAGCGTTATCCGCAACCGCGTTATCTCCAACATCAGGGAGTACGTGAAGGCTGAGAACGATAAGTATTCCAAGCGATATGTGAAGGTCACTAACAAGGCAATCAGCAAGCGCAACGCAGCGCGC